GCAGTTAGAACTGACCCTGCGGTAAAGACTTTTCTTGGCATGAGTTTCCTTAGTTGTTATTGGGTTTAGTTTATCAGCTAGTAAGAGAGGCGGTCTGTGTCCAAGACACCAAAGTCGGCACTGTCAAGGATAAAGATGCCAGAAGCCACTGTCTCAAGGCTAAAGGTAATGACATTCTCAAAAGGCCGCCAGTTGTTATTTATGCCGATAACCCTAACCTGCTGCTCAATGGATGGTGGAATCTGAGATGGGGTGAACTGAATGGTGATTACATCGCCAATTTCAAGCCCAAGCACTTTAGCCTGGTCAGCTAATGAAAGATCATCAAGCAGTATGCTCACTGTGTCAAACCTGTATTGAGGCTGGCTGTAAGTAAACAATAAGAAGTTTGCCAAAGATTCCATGTCAGCCAAGGTCACTGGCAAAAGTCCAGTTTTGTTATAGCCTCGGACACCATAGTAAAGCTGTGAGTCTGCATCCTCAGCAACAGCCTCATCTGGGATTACATCGGCGTTGGAGATGGTGATTCTGTTGTAAAGATTCTCCGAGCCATAGACAACCGAGATGGCTGTGTAAGGGATGCCTGTAAATACATCGCCAACTTTGTTGTCTGAGATAGTCACAGCCTCTACAAACGGGATGCTATTTCTTTGCCTAAATGTAATCTTGCCGTCTTTTGACAAGAACAGGTTGCCAAACTCTGAATCAGAAACAAGCTGTAGATACTGCAACGCTGGTGTGTCTTGAGCAATAGTGGCATCAAGCATTTGAGTAGTGCCTGTGTCAATGTCCCTCAAGTTAGTGTCCCAGTTTACTTCTGGCAAGTTTAGAATTCTGGTTATTCTTGCACCAGGTAGCTCTAAGTCTGGAACCAGCTCATCAAGGTTTGAGTTTGTCAATACGCTAAAAGCATCTGAACATTGGAAGGAAGCAATGGAGCTTCTGTTGCTGTCATAGCCAATGTCTATGTCATCTACAAAGCCAGTAAACACTGGGTAGCCATTAGCAGATACTCGAACTGCTCGCCTGGGAACAAGTGCGCCAGCAAAAGGCGATGCTGCATAAAGCGGGTCAAAGGCTCTATCGTTGTTGTGAGCCTGAATAGTTAGGACTCCAGCATCTATGCGATCTAGAGCTTGAGATTTACCGCGATTGCTTGAAACAGAAATAAGCCTGTCTGTAATTTCGTAAAAGACTGTGCCTGATAGATAATAAGTGCCATCCAAAACACCTTTTACAGGATCATCAAGCACCATTGCCTGAGTATCCCTTGAGCCAAGATCAAGACCAAGCTCAACAGCAATGTCTACTGCTGCCATTACGCACCCTGCCAGACAGCACCAGAAGTACGCTCGTAAGCCTTGATTGCATCCACAATCGCCTTACCAATCGTGGCTCCAGAACCAACACCGCCGTCTACATTTATGTTGTAGATGTTCTGTTGTCTTTCTGTGCCGAACATTGCGTTAGTGCCTGTAGTAGCAATCTCACTTGCTAATGAGCTAAATTCTCCATAGCCTGCGTTTATAGATGCTAGGCCTGCTGCCCCACCTTGGACAAGTCTTGAGGCTAGGGTTGCTCCTGCCATCGGACCCATGCTAATAATCTGTTGCAATAGAGCTGGGTCAAGACCCATGGTTGCTAGTTGTCTAAGGCTTCCAGAGAAAGACCGAAGCTTCACTAGCATTTTTTCCATGTTACGCATGATTGAGTTTGTTGAGTTGCCCAATCCTGTGATGTCAAAAGCTCCAAGTATTGCGTTCTTGATTCCTGAAAAAGTAGTCTTGACCGAATCTAAGAATGACTGATAGACACGCTCTCTTTCAGCTAAAGCTGCTGCTTCAGATGCTGCCGCTGCTTCTTGAGCGCGTTGCAGTTCTGCTGCTGCTTCAGATGCTGCTCTTGAAGCCTCTGCTGCTGCTTCCGCTGCGGCTTGCTGACCAGCAGAAGATTTATTGTAATTTTTAGTAAGGTTGGCAATCGCTTTTTGACCGTTTTTGGCGATTTTAGTTTGAGCTTGGTTAGCAGCCTTGATTGGTGTTGAGCTACTTGTAATCCATTCAGCAACAGCCTTAGACAAGCCACTGCCAATAAGCTTGGTTTCTTTTTTAGCAATCTTGGCGTCTTTTTTAGCCTCAGCAATCAGGGCAGGAAGTCCAGTTGGGGATTTAGCCCCCCCACCGCTACCAGTATCAGTGATTGCATCAGGTTCAGTACCGCCCTTTTTCTTACCGCCGTCAAGCTCAACCCCAGCCTGCATTGCCATACGGCGAATTTCGTTAGCAGCGTAACTAGCAGAAATCCTTATTCCTATTACCTGTGCTTTAAGATTGTCAAGCCTGGCCTTGTCAGCATTTGCTACTTCTGCTCCAAGTCTTTGAGCTTCCGCAGTAGCTTCCCTAAATGTGACACCAACTACACCGTATTTATCATTTACATACTTAGAGTCTTTCCCAGCTTTTTTGATGTCTTCTCTAAAACTTACGACTGACGCACCAGTTGTGTCTACTGTGTATTTTAGATTTTTCATTCCGTCATTGAGAAGAATGACTCCAGCAGTAAGAAGCGTAAGTGTTGCAATAATTGGATGAGCAGTAAATACTGCTAAAGCTGTTGTAACAAGAGTTACTGCAAGTCTGACACCCATAAATAAAGCTGTAAGTTGAAGTAAGACACCGAAATTTTCTGAAATCAGCCTAAAAGCTATTCCAAGCCCATCAGCGAAACCAGAAACAGTTGCACCAGTAGTGGTTGTCTTATCGCCCATGTCCTTGATGAGCTGGGTCAAAATCTGAATAGCTGGCTGTGCATTTGTAACAGTCTCAACAAGTCTTGGAGTTAGCTGATCTACAAGTGGTTTTAGGACTGCAACGAGCTCACCCATGGCTGGCAAAAGCTGAGTACCGACAGTAGCCTGCATGTTTTCAAATGCAGCCTGAAGCTTCTTCTGCTCTACATACAAGTTGCCTGACTGCGCCCTAAAAGCACCGCTGGCATCAGCAGCACGCTGGTACAAAAGCTCTAATCGAACAGTCTGCTCAGCGTTTCTGCGAGCAGCACCTTCTAGCTTGTCAAGTCCCCTAGCAGCTAACTCGGAGTTTATTTCGCTCTGCTTCATAGCGACACCGAACTTCTCAATCGGGTCGTACTCACCGCGGAACAGCGCGGTCATACCAAGTAAAGCTTCTTGCACATCGTAGCCATAGGTTGCGGCAAGGTCTACACCAAGTTCAACCAGTTTTTGAGTTTCGCTAGTGACAAATTCCATGCTAAACCCAGACTGCTTTAGAACAGATCCTAGGAATACTGATGCCTTGGCTGCGTCTTTTTGAGCAAGACCTAAGTTTTCAGCATTTAGTGAGAATTTCTCAATGGCTGGTGCAAATTCGTCAAAAACAGTTCTGACCGAGAATAGGTTTCTCTCTAGGTCACGAGCCGAGTCAATAGATTCTTTTGTAAACTGAACCGCTTTGGCAGCAACACCAAATGAGGCAAGGGCAGCACCGACTTTACCTAGAGTCCCGCCAAGACCACCCGCAGCATTACCAAAAGCACCAAGTTGCCTGGTTGCAGCGGCTAGTCCGTCTCCTTTGAATGTGCTGACCACATTCAGGAACATGTTGCTCATCGAGAAATCCTATCTATATTTGCTTCTACTATTCTGACAGCTCTGTCAATCGCTTTTTCAGCTTCTCTTGTTACGCTAGGTTCCGATTTGTCAAAGCCAGGGTAAACATTTCGAGATTTACCACGCTTGCTCGGTTTGCTAACTGGACCGAAATTTGTAAGCATCCGTTGAACCGCACTTGGTCTGATTTGGTGAGTTCTCATAACTTCTGGACCACCAAACTCTCTAATCTTGTACAAGCGGGTTGTGCCAGCACCGCGGGTTTTTGTTGCCAAATCACCTATGACAGTAGCTGCTGACCTGACAACCAATCGAGCAATACCAGTCTGTCCCCTTTTAGGTCTATTAAAAGCCTGCACTAAAACTGAATCATAAGGCTGTCTATTTGCCCCGCTTACGGGGCTGCCAACTGATCCATAGTTCCTGCCCCATCCAGTGCGGCCACCATGTCTCATACCGCGCATAGGTCCTGCCTGCCCAAGTGACTTTAGCTCTTGGCGAACCGATGTCTGAGCTGGCCTCATAATTGTTTTGAAGTCTTTTTTTAGCTCTATTGAGGCTTGCTTGTCTGTCTTGCTAAGTTCTTTAGCAAAGACTTTCCAGTCGGTTGCATAAACTTTTAGGGCTTGGTTTTTGCCCGAATAAAGTTTCAATGCCATTTAGTCCGCCTATCTCACTCAAGTCTACCGAACAAAAAAGAAGCACCCCGAAGGGTGCTTCTTCTCAGCGCTTAGGTGCTTGGTGCGTAGCTCGCCATACTAGATAGCGACCAATGGTCCAGAGCATCCTCTCATCAAGCTTCATAAGCTCAAGAGGGCTGATGCCTGTCTCGACAGCTAATGTGGCAATGTACCAATGAGCTGACGATTCACCAAGCCCAACTATTTTTTTTGTTCAGACGGGCTAACACTTTCTACAGTGTCCACCCACTCCTCAAAAGAAAGAGTAGTTGCTTTAGTGCGGGACTCGCTTGCCCAAGCTAGGAAAAGCAAGTGAGTAATCTTGATGTTGTTTTCA